ACTTTTACAAACACCACTGCTGCGCAAAGTTTAAACATTGCTGCTGTAAAGATAGCAGGAGGAGTGGCCATTCAAAATAATTTGTTGGTCAACGCTAATAGCACATTCAACAATGACTTGACCATAGGTGAAGATTTAACAGTGCAAAACAATATTCAGGTCAATGATTCATTGATCACTGATCGCATCACCACCATCAACGATGGCAGCACATTGACAGATTTATTGATCCAACCTGTGAGAAACGTTATTTTTAAAACTGCTGGTAATAACACAGAATTAGGCAGAATAGATGCCACAGGATCTACTGTGCCGGTGAAAAATACCAGTATCAACAACACCAGTATAGGACTCACAGTGGCCAGCACTGCTGCATTCGTAAGCGGCACCGTGGTCAACACTCCTACAGCAGCCAATAATATCACTAGAAAAGACTATGTGGATCGTACAGCCGTGGCTTTCTCCGTGGCTTTAGGGGGATAGGTAAATACAATGCGCAAACTCAACTTAGTGGAAAATGGCTAAAAAACAGTTAAAAAATTTTATATTTGAACCAGGTATCGGCAAAGATGATGGGTTATATCCCAATGCCGCTGCATTAATTTTAGCCAACAAATCATTTTTACAACAACAGGTTGTAGCGTTTATCAATTATAATATTGCCAACAACATAGCACCCTATGTGGGTTATACCTATGCTTCACAAAAATGTATCAGAGACGTGGGATATTTTATTGACGCAGTGGTGCATGATATAAGATATGGTGGCAATGTAAAATCACGTCAGGTAGCAGATTATTTTTGGATAGACGGAGAACCTCAGATCCGAGGTGATGTGTCTCCTGAGACCACTGGGCAGGCCTATCTACGCAATATCATCAATCAATATATTCTCACTAAGATAGCTGTGTCTCCTAGTTATGGCAACACAACACCACAAATATTCCCAGCAGGCATTAGCACAGAAAGTGATGGACCAACTGCCAACACTGCATTGTGGAACATTTTCAGCACAGTGATCACCAATGGTCCCAGTGCAATACCAGCCAAAGTTCCTGGAGTATCTTCCATTAGACTGGCAGGACAAATTGATGCATCATCCATACTGTTGATTACTGATGTGGATACAGGTAATATTCTTTACAGCTTTGCTGATCCTCTCAACACTGTGAGAGTCACTTACAAACAAGGACGCAGCAGCGGTGACGGCAATTTGTTAAGTGATTTGGATTTTCCTACTTGGTGGCAGGTCAGTGATTCTATCACCACCATAGATTTGAGTGCAGACACCAGCACACTCACAGCTTCAGCTAATATACAATTTTTTGTGGAAGAAGCCAGCCAACAAATCAGACCTTGGGAATTTGGCACAGATGCTATAGAACGTATGCGTGTGGCATCACCACAGGCCATGTTAGATGCTGACTTTGAATATGGACTGCAGCCAACCAAATGGCAAGCACTGGGACTTTTGAGAATGTATCCTTCCACCTATGAGATACCTGGCAGTGATTTAACTGTACTCAGTTGTGTTACTGATGCATCTGTAAACACTGGATTTTTTGGAAGTTCGCTGATCACAGTGACAACCTCAGGTGTACATGGATTTCCTGTAGGGCAACCTATTTCAGTAAAAGGATTGAACAACACCGTGAACGGATTTGCCAGAGCAGAAGGATCTTTTTTAGTTTACAGTACACCCAGTTCTGTGAGTTTCTCATATTACGCCAGTGCCAAAGTTGGAACCACTAATGAAGAAAGTTTATTAACTTCTTTCATACAAATACGTCAAGCACAATTTTTCACAGGTGCTTCCATAGGTCAGCCCAGCTTTTCAGTGTTCACCAACGGCACAGCACTGGCCATAGTCACAGCGCTGGCAGCCACAGCAGGCGCCACTTCATTTGTTTACACAGGCTCAGCTCCTACAGTGGGTTCTCCAGTCACAGGACCATCCACAATACCTGTGGGTACCAGCGTGTCAGGCACAGTGGGCGCGGCTTCGGTCACAACCAATGTTTTATTGAACACTTTAACCACTGACACTCAAATAAGTTTGACTAACTTGTCAGGCATACAAACAGGCATGGCATTGGATGTGGGTGGTACTGCTTCCACTATCAACACCATAGCGGGCAGTCAATTATCTTTGAGCAATCAATTGAACGTGGCCTACAAAGGCAGAAATCACACCAACACTGCTGTGTCAGGTACACTGGTGGCTCCAGCGGGAGAATATGCAAGGTTTGATGTGTCTCGATCCGCTGGCACATACACATTGACATTGTCTGCTGCTGCATCACCCAACGCAATCAATTATCAAAAAGGTGATAGATTAAAAATATTAGGCACCAACTTAGGCGGTGCATCTCCTGCCAATGACGTCAACATTTTAGTCACTGCCACAGGCACAGGCAATGACATCGATACATTCACATATTCAGGCACTTCAGTGCTGGGTGGTGCTACTTACAACAATGTAAATCAAACTTCTACTACTGGAACACCCGGAGGAACAGGATTCCAATTGAACGTGACCAGAACAGGCGGCACGGGCACATATTCAATCAGCAGCAGCGTGGCTGGACTAAACTACAGCGCAAGCGAACAATTAACATTTTCAGGTGCCAATTTTGGTGGTGCATCTCCTGCCAATAACATTGTTATCATAGTCAACAGCACCACATCTGACGGTGGAGTATTGACATACACTGTCAGCGGCTCACCTGTGGGCGCATCAGGCAACGCAACTTACAGTTCAGTTTCTGCAGACAATGTTGCACACCTAGGCAGTGGAGCTGAGTTCAATATTACTAGAAGCAGTGGTGTGTACACTGCTGCAATCAATAATGGTGGCACAGGATATGAAGAAGGCAATCAGATCACAGTATTAGGCACCAATCTCAATGGTGCAATTGCTAACAACGCCACAGTGATAATCACTGGCGTCGCAGCTGGAGTCATAAATGCGGTCACTGTGTCAGGAACAGGCTACGGAGGTGATTCAATCACTGTTTATCCTACGATGTCTATCAGTGAACCCATCACAGGAAACATTCCTTTAGGTACTGCACTGAACGTGGGAGCTATTGCCACTTTCCAAGTAGATTTTCAAGCACCACATGGATTAGTGCCAGGAACCACTATATTGAGTCAGGTCACCTCACAACCAGCGCCAGAATTAGCATCAACAGCAAGAACTTTAACAGGTTCAGGAACTTGGGCAGTGGTTGGCTTTGGTGGTATATTTTCAGCAGTACGCAGTGGAGCCACTGCAACTCAACGTTCAACCAATGGACAACTTTGGGCGGCGGGTGGAGTAATGCCGTCAGCAGCCAATTGGAGTTCAGTAGCAGCAGGTAAGATTGGGGCCACAACATATTTTGTGGCAGTGTCCAATGGAAGCACCGCTGCTGCTTGGTCAGTCAACAGTGGCACAAGCTGGTCATCAGCCACTCTGCCTAGTGGAGCCAACTGGAGTGCAGTAACTTATGGCGACGGAAAATTTGTGGCAGTGTCCACTGGCAGCACAGCAGCAGCATACAGTATCGATGGTGGAGCCAACTGGGTGTCTGCTACACTGCCCGCCAGCGCCAACTGGACTGGTGTGTCTGCAGGATTAGTAGGAACCTCCATATATTTTATAGCAGTGGCTTCAGGTGGAACCAATGCTGCTTATTCACCAGACGGTGGGGCCACTTGGTTGGCCACAGGAGCACTGCCAGCCAGTGCAAACTGGAGTGGAATTGCATACGGTAACAACAGGTTTGTAGCCATCAGTACAGGCAGCGCCAACGCAGCATTTTCTATCAACGGCACCACTTGGACTCTTAGCACATTACCTTCAAGCAGCACTTGGAACAACATTATTTACGGTGATGATGTATTTTTAATTGCAGCCAAAAGCACAACAGATGCATTAACATCATTCACAGGAGAAACAGGATCCTTCACTCCTAGAATTTTAAGCACATCATCCACTTGGGAATCACTGGCTTTCAGTTACTACACAGGTCAAGGATTTGGAAGATTCGTTCTAACCAATGAAGCCACTACTGCTTTGGAGATTAATCTAACTTCAGCCAATCACCAACTGGGCACAGGGCCACATGTGATATCTGCAGTGCCTAGTGCTGCTTCCATAAGATTCGTGGCTAGAACCACAGGTATTGTGAACACCACTGACAGTTCTGTTACTGGAATAGTTTATGCCAGACCAGATTCATTTTTTGTACACAGACCTTTTGATGGTGGAGTGCAGTTAGGCACAGGTAATCCTAGTCATGGAGCACAAGCTATTAGACAGAGCAAAAAATATATCAGATATCAATCAGGCAAAGGCATCATGTACACCACTGGAGGATTATTTGCTCCCAGTTACAACTTGTCGGGAGCCACATCTAATGGCACAGCAATAAACAGTTTAATCACCTTTGTGACAGATGACACAGACCACGGAGTGCAAGCAGGTGCTGTGGTAGAAACCAACGGCTTTGTAAGTTTTGAATACAATGGTGAATTCACTGTGGAGAGTGTGATAGACGCTCGTAGATTCACTGCTAGATCAGCAGTTGTGCTTAGTGTAACCACAGCACAATTGGGCACTGATTGCAAAATGATTCTCAAACGTTGGCATGGTAGTTGTGTGCGCATCGGAGCTTTTGATGAGCAAAATGGAATATTCTATCAATATGATGGATATGAAATGGCAGTGGTACGCAGAAGCAGCACCAATCAATTGACTGGAGTTGTGGCTTGCAATGTGGACAGCAATTCAGTAGCTGGCACAGGCACAAGATTCCAAGATCAATTAAAAGTTGGAGATAAAATTGTTATCAGAGGTATGAGTCATTTAGTCACACAGATTAATAGCCAGACACAGATGTTTGTGACTCCAGACTGGCGAGGTGCCAACAATATCACAGGAGCCAGAGTATGTATTACCGAAGAATTATATATTCCTTCAAGTCAATGGAATTTAGACAAATTAGATGGCACAGGACCCAGCGGATATGACATATTGCCATGGCGCATGCAGATGTTGGGTATGCAGTATTCATGGTATGCAGCAGGATTTATTGAATGGATGTTGCGAGGCGCTGATGGTAAATTTGTATTCTTACACAAGATAAGAAATTCCAATACCAACACTGAAGCTTACATGCGTACTGCAAACCTTCCTGTGAGATATGAAGTAGAAAATCGCACAGCAATATCTAAATTATACACAGCAATCAATGAATCAGTCACCACTGTAGAACTATTTGATGCCACTAGATTTCCAACCAATGGAGTGATTTATGTGGACAATGAATTGATATCTTACAATGGAAAATCAGGTCGAACTTTGACAGGTTGTACCAGAGCAGCCACGTTCAGCTCATTCACAGCAGGTATTAACAGGGTTTACTCAGCTGGATTTGCTACATCTCATTTAGTTAATGCTGGGGTCACGTTGATCAGTTGCACAGCCACTCCTACCATCAGTCACTGGGGATCAGCGCTGTTGACAGACGGTATGTTTGATGAAGACCGAGGATACATTTTTAACTATGCTGCCACAGGTTTGAGTGTGAGCACTGCCAAACAAACAGCGTTCATGATCAGATTGGCTCCTTCAGTTTCCAACGCACTGGTGGGAGATTTGGGTGAGCGAGATTTATTGAACAGAGCACAATTGCTGTTGAATGAAGTGGCAATTACCACAGACACAGGTTCAGGCACGGTGGTAATCGAAGGAGTATTGAATCCAAGAAATTATCCTGCCAATCCTTCCAACATCACATGGACTGGCTTGGCCAGTTCTGCAGCAGGAGGGCAGCCCAGTTTTGCACAGATAGCATTGGGAGGTTCTATTAACTGGGGAGGCATACCAGGCACCACAACCACTGCCACCATACAAGGAGCATTAACTACCACCATCAATGCTGTAGGATTCACCACAGTCACACAAAACTTAACAGCCATTGCCAACTCTGGATTTAGAACGCGAGCGTTTCAAACCACCAATAATGATTTTTTCATCACCAATGCGGCATATGATGCTATCACTGCTACTCCATTAAGAGTAGGGGATAGAATAGTGGTGGGCACTTTTGTCACTGCTGGACAAAGCATATCCACCATCACTCGTGCTTATTTGGGATCTGGCTACACCAGAATTGTGATGAGCTCAAACGCCAATGCAACCAGTGCAGTTTCCACCAACGTCACTACACCAGTGCAAAACAGTATTTCAATAAATTATGCATCCTCAGTAGTGAACGGTAGACAAGATTTCTTAATTACTGACGCTGAAAACACTGCGCAAAATCTTGCACTAGGAGATACATTATCCGCAGCGTCATATATTGTGGTCAGTCAGACCATTGCCAATTTAACTCCTTCTTATGCCAGAGTAAATGGAGTGAATTACACCAGAATAGTGATGAATACATCTGCTAATGCCACAATAGCAGTGAACACTAATCTTGCTGTGACTGTGACTGCATCAGGCACTGGAGCCAATTACACAGGTAACTTTTTATTCTTTACTCAAGCCAGTTGGAACAACTCAGGAGCTGCCAATGGCACCAGGGTGGCCACTTCATACACTCAATTTCCAGCCAACACTTCTGTGAGTGCTGTGACCACTAGAAGATTAGGCACAGTGACAACCATTAGAGCCACGTTCACACAAACTTTGACCACATCGGTGTCAGCATCCACTAGTATAACTTTACAATTTGGTGATCCGCAGTTTGCACTGCCAGGTGAACAGGTGTTTGCGTTCTTGTGTCAACCAGGATCATTGAACACATTAAGTTTAGCTGAATTAAAAGAATTAACCACCACTGCCATAGGTGGCAGAGGCACATTCCCCAATGGTCCAGACGTGTTGGCTATCAATGTCTACAAGATATCAGGCGGAGCAGTGAATGGATCTATTGTGCTACGTTGGGGTGAGGCTCAGGCGTAATAACTTTTTGGCTGTCTCCAGGTACTATCCTATAATTGTCTTCCACACTGTCAGCGGTGCTAACTTCAGTGATAGAACTGTTGTCTACTAGTGCTTCCAGTTGATGAGGCTGCAATGGTGGATTTCTCCAAACCTGTCCTTCTGACAATTCTTTTTGATAAATCTTAGCATCTTTGCAGTCTATCCAACGCACTAGAAATTTTCCATTGTTTACAAACCACGACTCATCCTTGATCTTGTGAAAATGCAAAGAACACTTATTACCTGCTTTAGTAAACACCATTATTTTACCACAATACAGTTCATTGGTGGCCCATATTAATTCATAGCCCCAACCTTTGTCCACTTTGCCTTCAGGTCTAGTTACAGTCATGTTCAATGTATTTTTCTATGGTTTTATATTGGATGCTCACATGAGTATTTAAAAGAGTTGTATCGGCACAGGTATAAGTTTGATATTGATGAGTCAATATTTTAGGCATAGGCACAGTAACAACTTTAGCTTGGTATTTTTTTGCAACAATTTTGGCAATCTCGGCAAAACTTGTGGCTGATCCTGTGCCAACATTAAAAATTCCACTTACCTTTTTGTTTAACATTTGATGATGTATTTCACACACATCTGACACACAGATAAAATCTCTTAAATAATTTTCACTTTCTTCAAAAATTGAAATTGTACCTTGTGTTTTAGCTTCATGAATAAATTTTGTAATAGGCGACGCTTGATTTTGTTTGTGTGTTTCCAAAGGTCCATACACGTTGAAATATCTAAATCCTTGAATGAGTGCATTAGGATTGTCTTTAATTATTGTATCCACTTCCCTATCAAACAAATATTTGCTCCAAGAATATGCAGAATTAGGATTTTTATTGGAAGATTCAGAAAAATCTTTTGTGTTGCCATACACACTGGCTGAACTGGCATATTGCAAAGGAACTCCTGCACTGATACATTTTTTTAGTAATTTCATACTGAAGTCATAATTCTGCAACATTATTTTTTCTATGTTAGTTTCTGTGGTACTACTGATAGCCCCCAAATGAATTACTTGATTAAATCTTGTTGTGTCTGGAAAAGTTTTACTATCATATTCATATCCTTCCACAGTGTAACCTTGCTGTGTGAGATACTGCATTAAATTTTGACCTATGAAACCTTTGTGTCCTGTGATTAATATTTTCATGATTGTAATTTATCTATGATATTAGTGGTGGAAAATCCTTCCACTGTGGGAAATATGATCACTTGTGCTAGTTCATTGCCCACTGTGGTGGACACTGTGTAATCTCCACCCTTGACAATGATATCTGGTTTAATTTGTTCTATGATTGTTTGTGGAGTGTCTTCTGCAAATATAACTACTTCGTCTACCCAAGGCAACATTTCTAATTGACGTTTTCTCACTATAATATCATTTATTGGTCTGCCTTCTCCTTTGAGTCTACTCACACTAGCATCATCGTTAATGCCTACTATTAATTTTTTACCTTGATTCCTAGCAAATTTCAATAACTCTAAATGTCCTGTGTGCAATATATCAAACACTCCATTGGTCCATACCACTCCTTTGTTTAAATCTTCTTTGCTAACAGATACTACTCCAAATTTTTCCACGTTGCGTGCAGCAGCATAACAAGCCAATTCGCAAGCACGTGGCACTGTCATACCTTGTTTTATTCCATATGCTATCACAGCCAGCACTGTGTCACCTGCTCCGGTAACATCTGCAACTTCTCTCACTGGTTCCTGCACGTGTGTATAAAATCCTTCTTTGGAAACTGTGTGAATGCCTTTGACTCCATCAGTGATGACCAACCATTGCCAGTTGTGTGTTTGGGCAAATTTTACAGCTGAATCTTTATCAAACTGGCCATTCCACTGCTCATATTCTTTCATGTTGGGTTTTACTAAAAATGCTCCGTGATAGTAGTCTGCACTTTGTTTAGGATCCACCAACACCCATTGAGTTTTTTCTAAAATATGTTTTACAGTGTGTGGTTTAATTACACCTTTGGCATAATCACTCACTAAAACCATACTTTTATCTGTGAGTGAAAATAACAACTGTGATAAGCAACTGTCTTTGGTGTATGTTTTTTCTTTGTCCCAACGCAATATGTGTTGTCCTCTTTGTTCCACCAATCTAATTTTTGTGGTGGTAATTGCAGCATCTTCAGCTAAGGAAAGAAACACATTAGTGTTTTTTAAAATGTTTGTTAAACCATATCCGTCTGTATCTTTGCCCACTGCTCCAAACAATTGCACATCATCATATATTGATGACAAATTCACTGCCAAGTTAGCAGCGCCTCCTGGTGAAATCTTCTGTGATTGTTCCAACAGTATAGGAATAGGCGCTTCTGGCGACATGCGATCAGCAGTACCAATGATCCAACGATCCAGCATTATGTCACCAAGTATTTTGATCATTATAGGAATTTTAACATCTTAAAAACTGTTTCCAGTTTTAATTGATTGGTTCTGTTTTGTAGTGTGTTTCTTAATCCTTGATGCAAGGGTTTGGGCCATTTGCCAAATTGTACCCAAGCATATCCATCGTGCTCTTGATTGAGTTTGGGTAAAAATTCATTTTTGACCACGCACAAATATGTGTGATAAAGAAAATTTTCATCGTTGCTGACAAACGTTTCTAAAGGAATAGTTTTGAGTATTGAAACTGCTCCTATTTCTTCGCTGATTTCTCTTTTGAGAGACTCCCAAGGAGTTTCAGCTTCAGTATTGGTGCCACCCACCAGTCCCCACACATTTGACTGTTTGCTTTGTGTTCTATGAAGGAATAGGAATCTTTGTGTGTCTAAATTATAGAATAAGGCTCCGCAGCCAATTACTTTTTTATTGGTCATGTAAATAATTATGCTATAGACTGAGGTTCCAGGTGCCTTTACGATATTCACCCTCAAAGCTCAACAACCAAGTGGCACCGTTCCATTTGTACTGCACTCCGGTGTTAAGATTGGTAACGAATTTGAATGAGACCGTTGAATCTTCAGAATTGGAATTCACGCTGGCATCAAACAATATGTTCCATTGAGTACCATTCCATTCTATAATGTCATTGGTTTGAGCCACTAGATCTACACCACCAGTGGACTTCCAAGCATCTGCACCATCTACTTGACCAACAGCGCCTATGTCACTTAAAATCAATAATCTTAATCCTGTAATTTTGATTGCTGTAGGATTGAATGTGGCTGGATCTATAATATAATCCACTGTGCCTCTGGTGCTTACTCCGTTGAATAGTGTGTTGGTTGGAATAGTGTCTGGATCCCAATTCACAATTAATTGATTTTCATTGAGACTGTTGACAGCAAATGTACCTGACACAGTGCCAACTATGTCTGCTCTGTCTAAAAGTATTCTGCTGATGCCTGCTTGATACACTCCAGGATATAGATCCATCACCATCTTCCAATTGGTTTGACCCAGTATTCCTTTGTCCACTATTTGAACCACGCTATTAAGAACCACTATGTCATAACCACCCGCACTAGTTAAATCCACAGCATCTGCATCTGTTCTAACAGCTTTACTCATATTAACTTTGCCGTCAGCAGTGGTATTAATATCTGATTTAGCACTATTAGCCACTCCATCTTCGTATGCTTTCAGCTCAGGCATACTCATTCCTAAATCAATATCTCCTGATTCCTCATTGAATATGCTGGTGACAATTTTTGTAATCACTCCTAATTTTTTTACTTTGGTTGGCGGACTGATAAAAATAGGAGTTGTAAATTGTAGTGTGGCAATGTCTATCTCGCTTTCTGTGCCTGTGGGTATACCTCTTGAACTAAAAGTTATTCCATTAAGATCCAACACAGTCAAACTGGTCCAGTCCACATAATTATCTGTGGTTTGCAGTTCTAAACTGGGATTGAACAACATTAAAACTTGTTCTAATATTTGTAATTTTTGATCTGTATTAGTGGACCATACATCAACATTCACTCCCAATGTGTAAGGAGTTGGCATCAATCTTTCTACTGTGTAATTTGCTCCTTGGATATTTAAATATTCTTTGTTATTGCTGTCAAAGGCTCTTTCTCTCACATGCAATTTGCTCACATATGAAGCATCAGCAGTACGTGTGCGATCCATTTCTAATGTGGTTACATACACTGCCATTCTAGGAGCACTGGGAATTTTATTTTCACTGTTGTCTCTAATAATATTTGCCACTTGTCTAGTAAGGTCACCATACATCACAGGTATGGTGGTCAACGCACCTTTGCCGTCTTTATAGGCAAAATTACTCATTAATCTCACAATTTGAGTGATGTACCTACGTATCTGTCCGTCGTAAAAAAATTGCATGATTAATTGTCCGCTTTAGGTTTTAATGCTGTTGTTAAACTTTGACGTTGATCTGTAGTTACGCC